TCTTGCTCTGTCTCCAGTGCTTGGCGTAGTGCGGCGATGGCTTGCTTTCTACTAACAAGCCCAGCATGACTTAGTGGGTCACTCTCCAACGCCTCTAGCGCCATCTGCATAGCTTCTCTGCTCATGTATTTCCCCTTGCTCGTATGGCGGCGGCAATCCGCTCACGTTCTTTGCGTAAGATCTCAAGTGTCTTGGTTTGCACCGGTTCGTCCGTCCCTCGCAGGACTAATTCAGCACACGCTTCACGCTCGGCAAGTACCGAAGCATCAAGCGCTTTATTAGTTATCTCTAGCACGCTCCTCAGGCGGCGTAGCTCTATTTCAATATCTTTGAGTTTTGCGATTGCTTCAAATGTCTTGTCGTGTTTCATTTATTTCCCCTTTCTCGTATAGCTTTCTTGCAATCCTCGGCATCAGGTTTGTTTCTGTAAGCCTCGTCCTCGTCTTCAAATTCTTGATTGCACCAGTCATGAAACATCTGGTCGCACAACCTTGCACACGCTTCACGCTCGGCAGCAGCGACAAGGTCAGCGAAGCGTTCAAGCTGAGGCATCGCAACAAGATCGCCTGACTCATAGTAGTGAGCGAACTTTAATTCCCGCGCCATGCGAATTATGTCTTCTCTATCCATGATTCTTCTCCTTTAGCTTGGCTTCTGCTACACCAACTGCCGCTAAAATAATCTGCCGCAAGTCATCATCCGTCAGACCAACCCAAGGCAGTTCAATTTTGTCGTGCCCTGCTTGCTTGTAGGCTTCGGCTCGCCATCTGGCGGCGCGGTTTTTGTGGTGCTCACACCTCAGACACTCAAAATCACTCATCGCTGCCTCGCTTTCAGCATCGCGTCTGCCATGATGTATGCGTCAATTGCAACCAAAGTTGGCATACCTTCAGGATCATTAACTTCATCATCCTTAAACGAATTAGCAATGTCATAATTTCCCAAAATTACTTGCATCGCCTTCCCTGCAAAGTAGTCACGCAGTGACACCTCAGATTGGCAGCAATGCCCACAACGTGGGCACTCAAAATTATTCATGCCCGATCCCCCGCATGTTGCTTCCATGTTTCCTTCTCCTTCATACGCTGTTCATATACTTCCATGAGCAACTCAGCAGCTTCTTTGATCTTGAACTTCTCGTTAGTGCAATAGTCAGGCAAGCCTTCAGCGTAGCCTTCCAACCATGCAGCTAGCATCCCGAACTTATATGCAGGACTCATGACGCACCCCTGTCATGTTGAATGGATCGTTAAAAAAGCTCATCTCTTTCACCTTTTCCTCGGTCCGTGGGCGACCGGCCGGTTTCAATGGTCCTTTGTCCTTGAGCGGTGATAACTTAGCCGCTACAGGCACAGCATCAGGCATGCAGTAACGTCGCTCATGGCGTTGTTTGGCAGGCTTTTCCATAAAGCTCTTGAGACGGCCTTTGCGGACCAACTGCGTCAAGATGCGGTGAGCGTTTTGCCTGGATGTCATCATGTGCAAGGCCACCTCAGCAACTGAAGGTGGCGTCTTGCGTAGCTGAACATAACTGAAGGCCTTTGCCTCGTAATCAGTCAGCATTCCCATGATTAAGGTCTCAACCAGTTGCGCCAGCCCTTGGTCCACTCACGGGGCCAGAGGAGTTCTTCTTCGACCAACGCACCGCGCGCAAAGAGTTCCGAGGCAGAAATTCTTTTGCTCTCGTCTTCCTTATACATCATGAAATTGGTGCGATGGTTTAGCTCCGTGGTGAATGATCCTGGCTGCACCCACACTGGCACGCAGTAATGAGGCAGGTAGACCAAACCATTAAGCACGAACACCGGCTCGGGAGCCGTGCAAGCCATGGCTTTGCCATCGGCTTGGGATTTTGTTAGGTGGATTTTCATAATTAGTCCTCCATGCGTGCTAAGAAAGCAGGCGGGTTGGCAAGATGTTCTGCATCTAGCATTTCGATGAGCCGTGTTAAGTGGCGCACGAGCCGCCACTCGTGATGCTCCAGCGCCACTTTGATCACGTGGACGATAGCTTCGTGGTCTTTAGTCATAGCTTTCTTTCCTTTCTTTTTGCCCTTTGTAGGCGATGTCTTGCATTATTTGATTGAACACACTCAAAACACTTGCACTTGTGGTATTCATAGCCTGCTCTAGTCCCATGCCTCCATTTCGTGCGTAACGAGCCAGGGGTTAAAGCCCGTTGAGGCCCCATTCTTCCCAATCGTTTGGCAAGGGTATCGACTTTTACACCAACAGCCTCCGCCCAATCGGTCATGATCATCGTGACGCCTAGGTGTTCGATTTTTCGATTTCGACGTTGATTCCTAAGCTGCTCTTTCATTGAAGCCCATCGGCAGTTTTCAGGCGAATAGCCTTGTTCATTGTCAATCCGTTCAATCGTTAACCCCGGCGGCCTTTCCCCCATGTCAGCCAAAAAATTTTCAAAAGACATCCAGCGATCGCATACCGAAACACCTCTCCCACCATAATTTGGGTAAGCACTATCAAGCGGGTTGAGGCATCTACGCTTCATGTTTCGCCAGACTAGATAAGACCTGTTAGATGTTTTCGACATGTTCTACTCCTTAAACGTAACCACTTGTGTAGTGTACATGTCGAACTATAATTAAGTCAAAACTACCTAGACCTCCCTTGCAGCCGCTCTGCAACAAGTGTGGCATACCCCGCTATATCAAAATAGTGGTCAGCAATGTCTGCATTGCCGTTGATGATGCGAGCGATCTTAGTAAGGATCATGTCAAGCGCTTCAGCTTGATCATCAGCAAGGCGCTTGTTCCTTGAGCCAAGCTCCCTGTAGAGCACACTCTTAAACTCCTGCGCCGTCTTGGCAAGCGAGGCAAACGTGCCGTATTGCAGCGCACGCTCTTGTAAAAGCGTATTGACACTCGGTGCCTGTACAGTCTTCTTGAACTCCAAGCCAAAGAGCGCGTTCAATCCAGGCTCAAGTTCAGTGGCAAGTTGAGCGCGAGTAATCCCTTCCTTCTTGGGCTTGCGTGGACCGAGCTTGCGGCCTTTCAAGGGCGAAGGCTTTTTGCGTGGACCGAGCTTGCGTCCCTTGAGCGGTGAAACTTTTTTGGCAGGTGCCTCTGGTGGTGCAACGTCTTCTTTACGTTTCTTCCTCATGATTACTCTCCTGTTGAAAATAGAGCTTTGTAAAAAGACCACTTGGCCTTGTAGAAAGGATCCTCACTTGGTGGGATCCAGGTTTCGCGTGGCTCACGCTTGATATTGATTGCCAAGCCAACGCCGCGAAAACAGTACTCAATCGCTTCGATAGGTTGGTTATCGATATCTACTGCGCCACGCAAATCAAAACGCGTAAGCGTCTTGGCAGCAGGCTGATTACGAAACCTTGCTAGGACATCTGAACCGGACTTCCATTGACGTTCTTCCATCTTCTTTCTCCTGTATCAGTAAGGTGCTAACTCAACATTGCTGAGTTCATCTACTTTATCACGTCTTTTTTGTTTTTGTCGCCATTTGATGATTTTTTTTCGTTCTTCCTCGGTTCTGAACGGCCATTTCATTTGTTCAGGGCTAATAGGAAAGTCAGTCTCCGTGTTGCTTTCTGTATTCATTGTATTCCCTTAGTAATTTGTCATGCATCTCATGCAGTTTGTGTAATTTCTCATCAGCCTCGGCCCAACGAAGCTTCCAAACTCTGGCAGCTTCGATGTGATTAACGGCATACATGATTGTGCGCGCGTCTTCCATATCAGTCATTTGCTCGGCCATCAGCCGAAGTCGGTCGGTCAGGTGTTGCATGGGTTTCTCCTTGGTCAATCATCCACGAGTACACGGAGATACTCAATTGGTACTGGTACTGAGCTTCGCGTAGCTCCTGCTTCAACCGATCCATTCGGTTCTGGTAATAATTGATGTTGGCTCGAATCCCGCTTTTGGTCAGCTTTTTGTATTGTTCGATGGTGTTCAAAGGCTTCGTCCTCTAAAAGCATCAGATTAGATTCTGTCAATGCGCCTAAAATGTTGACACGTCTTGGCTTATCTTGATGCTCAAGATCAAGCCATGCGGTTTTGATATCAATTTGCTCTGGCAATCCAGCTTCTGCTGGCAAGACTTCGTATTGAACAAATACTTCTAATTCATTCAACACGTTCGATAACGGGATTGTGAAAGCGAGCTTCAAATTCTTTCTCCATTTCTTTAGCTTTCTCGGGGTCTACGCGAGAAAGTGTACGTAAAAACTCAGCGTAAATCAAGCGATGCGCAATCGTTGAACGAGAAACAATGTGGAACTCACTCAACTCAGTCAACATGGCATAGGCTTCCAGCGGAAGCATCACCGTACACCAGGGCTTTGTTTGTCTACGCGAGGGCGAGACGACCTTTTTCTCACGCTTAAACCATAAGCGTGGTCGACCTTTCTTAGACTTCTTTTTAGTAGGCATAAAAAAGACCCGTGATCCTTGGACCACGGGCCAACATCGTCACAACAACAGGAGAGGTAGCTATGGACACTACCAGCTTCATTATGCAGCCCATGGAGAACAGTGTAAAGATGCTCATCCCATCGACGCTCCCCACGTCTCACCTATCTCAACGTCCACTACTGACGGTACTTCAAGCTGCACAGCATTAGCCATGATGTGTGCGGCCTCTTCAGCCTCTTCACGTTTGTTCACGGACAGCGCAAGCTCATCATGCACGGAAAGCAAGAGGTCAAACCCTGCTTTATGAAGTTCAACCATAGCCTTCTTGGTCTGATCCGCTGCTGACCCCTGAATCAATCGATTCAGTCCTTTGTAGGTCATTGCACGCTTGATTCTTGGTCCATATTTGATGGAGGCTTCCTCAAAGGGCAGTGCCTTATTAATGCCCCACTCAGTGGGCTCCCAAAGCGGGAAGCGGCACTTGCGACCTAACAAGGTACGGATCGCGCCTCCCGAACCACGGTGCTCGATCCGACGCGTCACGGCATCCACAGTGCCACGTAAAAAGGGCACTTTCTGGTGAAAGGTTTTGATGAGTTCACTGGCCTCATCCAAAGGCATATCAAGCTGTTGAGCCATCTTTGCTTTTCCGGCGCTGTACATGATGGCCAGGGTACATGTCTTCGCAACCTTCCGTGGCACGTTCGCTGCGTCGGCTACGATCTGATAAAAGTCCGTTCTCGGGTTCTCTCGATAAGCCTTCACGACTTCGTCAGTACCAGAAAGACCTAGTAAATGTGCGTAATGAATCAAGATCCTTGGTTCTTGAGACGAGAAGTCGTTTGCGGCCCATTTTTGACCCTGTTCCGGAAGGAAAAGCCCCCTGACTAATGGACCAAGAACCTCGTGTCTTGCGCTGACCTGTTGAAGATTGGGGTTGGCCATGGAAAGCCGCCCTGTGACCGTGCCGCCATCGTCTGATCGAATCTGGTTGATGTGCGGATGGATGCGGCCATCGTGCGCAGAGAAGTCCAAGTAAGGCTGCAAGAACGTGCCGTGGGTCTTGTTGAGCTCGCGTGCTTCAACGATTTGCTTACAGATCGGATGCTCGTGCGTATCAAGAAAACTCTTAGTAAAGCTTGGCAGTCCGTTCGCGGTCCTTGGATAATGGATCCCGAGCTTGTCAAACCCTGTAGCGATGCTGGCTGCGGCCCAAATATCCACGGGTGACCCGCAGGCTTTGCGAATGGCTTTGACTAGTTGGGCCTCTTTGTCTTGCATCTCGCCCACGAGCTTGGTTGCCCGGTCGCGATCAAAGCGGATGCCTCGCTTGGTGATGCCGACCAGCACAGGCAGGAGCTCAGTTTCTAGATCAAAGATCGATTCGACTTCTTCCTTGCGTAAGACTGTCTTAAAGTGCTGCCAGAGCTTGAGCGTGAGCGCAGCATCTTGCTCGGCATAGTCGCCTACGAACATGGCAGGCAAGCGCCAGAGTTCTTTCTTGGCATGAACGCCGAAGTCTTGTGCGGCTTCTTTTAGTCCTTGCTCAGATTTAACC